GCCAGACCGGCCCGCCCTCCACGCGCAACCCATCCCCCGGCTCCAATGCCAGGGCCGACAGTGACAGCGCACAGATGGCCGTCTCCCCACTTGCCGCCGATGCCAGCAGCGCCCCGGCCACCGCCTCCGCCCGGCTCGCCCCCAGCGCCAGCGGCAGGGCCACATCCTGCACCAATCGCGGATCGCCGCCCTCTGTTCGTGCCTCCGCCATGCCCGGCTGGTAGTCCGCCTCCAGATCAACATGCGTCAGCCTGAGCCGCGCCGGCGCCTTGTCGAGCAGGGCGCGGGTCTTCTTCAGTCCGCCTTCCACCAGCGCGCCGGGCGCCACATCCAGAACGCCGCCTTCGCCCGCCATGCGGAAGACCAGCGCCCCGCCGCGCTCCACGCACTCGAAGCCGTACGCTGCCCTGAGCGGCTCCAGCGCCGCCCGCACCGAATGCACCCCGTCGAGCCCATAGCCTTCGACAATCCCGTCCAGCCCCGACACATCCGCCGCGTCCACGCCGCCCCGCGCGCAGAGATCCGCCACCACATCGGCCAGAGGCGCAAGGCCCGACCGGCCATTCAGCCAGTGCCCGCGCGCCCAGTTGCCGCCATCGCTCCAGACCTCTTCCTTCAGCGGCCATGCCGGAAAGGGCCGCCCGTCCCACGCCCACACATAAGCCGCCTCGACCAGCGGGCTCGTCTCCCAATGCGGCAACACCGCCGCCAGCGCCCGGCGCTGGAACACTTCGTCCCGCGCCCCGCTCGAATAGGGCGGCAGCGCGCTCTCGCTGCTCTTGGGATCAACGAACACATTCGGCGCATTGCCGCCCTTGTCGACCGCCGCAAAGCCGATCTCGGTCAGGCGCACCGGCTTGGCCCCCGGCAGCCATCCGGTCGGCGTCGCCGCGCGCACCCCGCCCGGACGTTCGTGATGATACGCGCCTGCCCAGCCGGCAATGTCCTTTTGCCGGAACACAAAATGCTCGCTATAGGCCGTATCATTGATCGGTGCACGGTCTTGCGCGTCGCGCGCCGCCTGATCCGCATAATACCAGTCATACGCCTCCCCGCCCGCGATCTGCGACGCCAGATAGGCCGGGTCATCGGCAGCCATGTATCCGGCGAGGGCGTCGAGATGATCGTTCCCATCGCGCCAGTCCCCCAGCGGCGGATACCAGTCGACGCCGACGAAATCGACAGATGCACTCGCCCAGAGCGCATCCAGCGGGAACAGGACGTCCCCCGATCCGTCCCCCGGCGCATAGGCGCCATATTCGGTCCAGTCCGCGCCATAAGAGACCTCCGCGGCCGGCAGGATCGTCTTCACCTCCGCCGCCAGCGCCACCAGCGCCTCGACAAAAGGGAACGCGCCCGCCGCGTCCCGCACACGGCTGAGCCCGACCATTTCACTGCCGATCAGGAAGGCTTCGACGCCGCCTACGTCTGCGGCCAGCTGCGCATGATGCAGGATGAACTTCCGGAACCCGTTCGCGCCGTTCACGAACGCTTCGATCTCACTGCGCGCCGCCGCGGTGCCATCTGCCGACACGCCGATCCGCCCCCGCCACGGAAAGCCTTCGCAGTCCATGAACAGGAAGGGCGACAGCGTAACAGACAGGCCCCGCGTTTTCATTTCCTGAAGCGCGCTCACCACGCATCGGTCCGCAGGCGTGCCCCCATAATTCGGATGGCCGTCCTCATCGCGCGAAATGACATGGGCATCGCCCCGCGCAATGCCAGCCACCTCCCACGCATAGGGAACCGTCACCCGCTCGCGCGTCTCCACACCCGGATGGATCTCGCATACTCCCGCCTCAACACTCGTCCCGAACCATCCAACCGGCAGCGCCGCGCGCGACACTTTTGGCAGATCGGTCTCCAGCTGATCGAGCGACACAAGGAAATCCGCGCGCGCCTCACCGGACCACGCATTCAGTGCCCGCTCATGCCCCGGAAAGGCCTGCTCGCGCACGATATCCGTCGCATAGACGAATTCGCCCGAGGCCGGGATGATGTTCACACCCGTCACCACATCGGCCAGCCCCGGCTCAGACCCACCCGGCGGCACGCGCTCCACTTCAAAGGAGAGCTGCGGCAACCGGTTGCCGAACGCCTCCAACGGCAGATCCTCGAACACGATATAGGCCGTGCCCCGATAGGCAAGCGCCACGCCCTCGATCATCTCGATCAGCGGGTCGGGAAGTTGCGCTTCATCGCCCGGATAAACCCGGTGCGCGATACCCGACAGGTCAAACGCCTCACCATTCGCCCAGGCCCGCCTCACGCCGAGGATCGGCCCTTCGCCGAGCCCCACGGCAAAGCTGACCGAATAGTCGTATTCGGTCAGCTTCGGCCCGCCCTTGCTGATCGCCCGCCGCGTGGTCTTTGTCTCCTTGAAGCGCGCGGCCCAGATCACCTGCCCGCCGACCCGCATCCGGCCGTAGACCGAGGGCAGTCCCGCCCCCTCGCGCGCCTCCATCACCGGCAGGGATTTGACGCGTGGCCCTTCCTGCGCCGGGGCGAAATACGCGCCCACCGCATGCCCGGCCAAACTGCCGAGCGACTTGCCAATCGCTGCGCCGGACAGCTGCCGCCCCAGCAGGGTCAGCCCCTGCGGCAGCGCCTGCTGTCCGATCACCTGACCCACACTCGAAAACACGATCTGCGCCATGCCTAATCCTCCACGCCGGGAAAGGCGAACGCCGCCACCGCTCGCCTCAGCCACCACGGCACCAGCCGCGTCTCCACCACCGCCCGCCCCCAATAGGCATGCACCAGCGCGCCCAGGCCGCTCAGCACGCCGCAATGCTTGGCCGGCACACCTGTCGCCATCCGGAAGATCAGCACATCGCCTGCCTGCGCCTCGCCCAGCGGCACTTCCCGAAAATGCGCCCGCGCTGCCGCCAGCAGCATCTCCTCGCCCGTCACTTCGGCCCAGTCCGGCGTATAGGGCGGCAGGCGCGCGGGCTCCGGCCCGACCAGCTCCCGCCAGACCCCGCGCACGAGGCCGAGGCAGTCACAGCCTGCGCCCTTGCGGCTCGCCTGATGGCGATAGGGCGTGCCCAGCCAGCCGCGCGCCGCCCCCACGATCTCGTCCCGCCTCATCGCCGGCCTCCATCATTGCCGCTCGCCGCCGGGCCGAGCAGCACGAAATCCGCCCCCGGCAAATGCGGGAAGCCTCGAAAACTCTCCGCATTCCCGAAAACCTCCGAACACGTCTGAAATCGGTGATCGCAGGCAATGCCCGGAAACGCGCCCACATCCACGCCGCAGCGCGCGTCGCCCAGCACGGCGTCGCACTGGCGTGCATAGACCCGGCCCAAAGGCCGTTCGAATTCCGCCTTCCGGCTCACCAGCTGCGCCTCGAACCCGGTCTCGCCGCGCGTCACTTCGCTCAGCCATCCGCTCCACACGCTCTCGAACAGGTCCGGGCGCTGCCAATCGGCGCGGATCACCTCGACCCGCGCACCATCCCACAGGCCCGCCGCGAGGTCCGCTTCCGTGATCGCCTCATGCGCCAGCGCCCCACCCGCCGCCGCATGGCCGGGGCGCAAATCCGCCGTCTGCGCAAAGCTCGCCCCCTCCAGCGCCGCGCCGGGCTGGTAGAGAATGCCGTCCACCTCCAGCGCCAGATCATGCTCGGTCACCGCCAACACAAACCCGTCCGCCCGTTCCAGCCACCAGCAGAGGCACGTTGTCGCCGTGCCGCTCGCCAGTCGCTCCGCAAATTCCTGTTCGATAATCCGCATGGCGCCTATCCCACCAGCTCGATCAGCGGCACGCGCAGCGCCTTGCCCGCGCCAAAACCTTCCAGCGTGATATCGAGCCGGTCCGTATCGAACCGCACCGGGCAATCGAACCGGAACCCCGCACTCACCACCGCGCCCGGCTCCGGCGCGCTGTCCAGCGTCACCTCGCCATTCGTCTCGTCCACGCTGAAGGGTACCGCCACGCCATTCACGGCGACCAGAACGCTGCCCGCCACCGGCTTCCATATACGTCGCGCATAATCCCCATACGCCTTCACCAGTTGGAACCGCGTCTCCGTACCATCGCCCATCCCGATCACCTGATCCGTTGCTGCCGGCATCTCCCCCACAGCGCACGAACGATCATCCAGCGCGTCCCGGAACCGGAACCCGTGCAGCCGCCCGCCTCGCGCCTCGAAGAAAGCGACCAACGTTTGCAGCGCGTCCAGCTTCAGCGCCGCGCTGCCAACATCCCAGCGCCGCCGCGAGCCGGCCCAGACCGCATTGCGCGCCTCGGCCCCGCTCGCCAGCGTCACCACGTCCGTGCGCCGCTCCGGCCCGCCCGTCGCTGCCAGTGCCAGCGGCACCGGAAAGCTCACCTCATGAAAATTCGCCAGGCTCACAGGAACCGCCCTCCACCCGCCACGAGCCGCGCCAGCATCGCGCCCATCGCCGCCTCGCTCTCGCGCCCGGATGGCTCCGTTCCCGGCGCATAATTCATGTTCAGCGTCACCGCATGCTGGGCGCCGCTCTGCGCGCCTGCCATCGCCGCAACGCTTTCGGCGGCGACGCGCGCCAGATCCTTCAGGATGCTCTCGGCCATGCGCTCGAAGTCCAGCTCGCCCGACCGGGCTGCCTGTCCCAGCGCCGTCTCGATGCTCTGCCCGGCCCGCCCGAAGGCGGCCTCCAGCGCCTCAGCCGCCTGCACGCCTGGCCCCTCGGCCAGGCTGCGCAGCGCATCCCCGGTGGTGTTCAGGTCTTTGTTGAAGTCATTCATTGAGTCTCCTCCTCATCCGGGAATGCCGCCATCAATTCCTCCAGCCGCCCCGCCTTCAGCCCCGCCCCGCGCGCCGCGAGCCATCGCCATTCTTTCAGCGACAATCGCCAGAATGCCTTCGGCCCGATCCCGGCCGCCAGTGCCGACCGCATCATCTCCGCCCACGGCAACATCACCCCGCGAGCCCCAGCCGGAACGCTTCGGCCACGGCCCGCGCCGCGGCCCCCGGCGCCACGTCCATATCTCCCAGACGCTCTGCCAGTTCGCCCTCGCCGCCGCCCCGCAACAGGGCCGCCAGCACCACCAGCAGATCCGCCGCAGACAGCGCCCGCATCCGCGCTTCCAGCTCGCTCATCCGCGCGCAGCCGAACGCCGCCTCGATCTCGGCCAGCGCGCCGAGCGTCAGGCAGAGCCGCCGCGCCTGCCCGCCAATCACCAGTCCGGTCTCGCCCCGCGCCGCATTCATGGCAGCACCTCAAAGGCGAGCAGGCCCGCGCTCTCCAGCGTCACGGAGAATTCCGCCTCGCCATCATGCGCGCCGCTCCAGCTCAGTTCACTGATCTGGAACGCGCTTTCCAGCGTGCCGAAATCCGGCAGGACGAGTTGCCAGTCCGGCGCCTCTCCGCCAAAGAACACCGCCCGCATCCGCGCATCCGAAGTCGCATCCTTGAACACGCCGCGCCCGGTCACGCGGGCCGACTTGATGCCCGCCCCCTCGACCAGTTCGCGCCAGGCCTCGGCGCTCTCGGCACTTGTCCCGTCCACCGTGCCCGCCGACAGCTGGATACGGCTGGCCCGCACCCCGGCCAGCGTGGTGAACCCGCCCGCGCCGTCTGAAATCTTCAGCAGGATGTCCCTGCCCCTCTGGCCCGCCATCAGCCCGCCTCCTCCGACATGATCCGAATCCGGATGATCCCGCGAAAGGCGCGCTTGTCGGCGGTGCGCATCACATCGCCATAGACGACATGCGCCATCACCACATGCACGCCAGCTCCGCTCCAGTCCGCGCCCTCAACCGCCGCGCGCAGCGTCGCGACGGCCGTCTTTGCGCCTTTCAGCCCGTCCTCCCGCGTGAACACGGCAAGCGTCAGCCTGTGCTCATGCCCGTCCACCAGCGCCGCCCCCGCTGGGGTCACTTCATGGCGCTCCAATTGCGCATAGGGGAAGATCGGCGCATCGCTTTCCGCATCGAACACGCGCGCCGGAGCGCCGAAGATTGCCTGCACGCCCGCATTTGCCCGCAGAAACGCCATCAGTGCGTCCTGGATGGCGGCCTCGGCGCTCATATCCGCCGCTCCCGCCGCGCGGCGAGGATGTCCCGGACCTCGTCCGGCAGGGCCTCGCCCGCCTCACGCCGATAGGCTGCCAGCACCAGCCGCTTCAGCGCCTGCACCAGATCCTCCGGCACATCTGCCGCCGCGCCATAGCCGGTCACGAAAGTCACGTCCGCATGACCGCCCGGCGGAATGGGTGGCAAGGCCACGAACGGCTTCAGCCTGAGCCGCCCGCCGCCCAGCTGGAACCGCGCCGTGTAAAGCTGCACCGCATCCTCGGCATCGACCGTCTCGACCGAGACCAGCGCCGAGGCCGGCCCCGGCACGAGCCGCAGGCCGGTCCGCGTCACGCCCGATGGCCAGCGGTCATACCGCCGCTTCACCGAGCGCGCGATCAGGGCCAGCCCGGTCTCCGCCTCCAGCCGCGCCCGCGCCGACGCGATCAAATCCGCCACCAGCCCATCCTCGCCCGCATGGCCGATGCGCAAATACTCCTTCGCCGCGCCGAGAGACAAAGCCTCCCCGTCCGGCGGTGAGATCACCGTCAGATTCATGTCGTTCTTCTTTCAATCAGTGTGTCATCCCGGAAAATCCGGAGGATTTATCCGGGACCTATGCGCCAACGCGTCTTGGGTCCCGGATATTGGCTGCGCCAATTCCGGGATGACAAATCCGCCTAAACCATCCCCTCCAACTTCTCGATCAGCGTGCCGCCGATGGGCAGGGCGACGCTGCGGATGAGTTCATTGTCGATCTCGGTCTCGGTCGAATTGATCAGGGTCGAGAGCGCCTCGGCAATTTTCGTGGTGAATTCCTCCTGCTGCGGGCCGGTCAACAGAGCGGCCTGGCGGATGAGGGTGGTGAGAATGGATTCGAACATGTTTGGATTTCCTTTGGTTGGAGTGAGGTTGAATTTTCAGGGGAGCGTCACCCCAGACCGCTACGCGGCCGGGGATGACGCAGGTAAGCGACGCGCTAGAACACCATCACTTTCGCGGCGTCGAAATTCTGCACGCCGCCGCCGACGCGCTTGGTCGTGTAGAACAGGACGAAGGGCTTGGCGGAGTATGGATCGCGCAGCACGCGCGCGCCCTGCCGGTCGGCGATCAGGTAGAAGCGACGGAAATCCCCGAAGGCGATGGCCGCATTGCCCGTGCCGATGTCGGGCATGTCCTCGGCCTCGGTCACCGGATAGCCCATGATCGTGGCGGGTTCGCCGCCCGTGCCGGGTTGCCAGATATACCGTCCGTCCACATCCTTCAGCTTGCGGACAGCCGCCACGGTGCGCCGGTTCATCACGAAACGCCCATTGGCACGGAACTGGGCCTTCGGCGTATAGATCAGGTCGATCAGCTGGTCGGCCGCATCGGCGACGGTAAAGTCCCCGGCCACCGAGCCCACCTTGCCCCAGACATGGCTCGCCTCGGCGACAATGTCATAGTCGAGAAAGCCCTTCGGCTTGCCGTCCCCATCGCCCGTCACGAAGGCTGCCGATTCCTGCGCCGCAAAGGCGGCCTCCACCTCATCGGCCAGCCAGGCATCGATGTCGGCATAGGAATCTTCCAGCAGGGTCTGCGTCGCCCCCGGCATGGCGTAAAGCTCGCCCGCCGGGAATTCGAGCAGCGACAGCCCCGACTGCGCCGTCTCCGTCCTCGCGACCTGTTCACCGACCCAACTCGCCGCCGCACCCAGGCCGACCGGCTTCTTGTAGGTGCCCGCAGAGGTCTGCCGCACAGTCGCGATCTGACGCATCGGGCTCGCGGCCAGCAGGCGCGACTCGATCAGCCGGTCCAGTTCCGGCGGCGCAATATAACCGCCCTGCTCATCGGTGCCGGTGTTCGGCGCCTTCACGTTGAGCCGTGACAGCCCGCTATCATCGCCGCTGCGCAAATAGCGCCCCCAGGCCGCGCTACGTGCATCCTCGTCGGCGGTCTTCCCCTCGCCTGCCTCCGGCCGGGCCATCTTCAGGCTGAGTGCTTCGAGCCGCCGGTCAATGCGCGACAGCCGCTCATCCGTCAGCGGATCGCTTGCGCCCTTGGCTTCGATCTGGGCAAGTCGGGCATCATTCGCCTCGGCATAGGCGGCAAAGGCCGCCATCAGCCCGGCATCGCCGCCGCCTGCCATCTTGGTTTCCTTGGTCATATCGTCTCCTGTTTGGTTATTCAGTTTGTCATCCCGGAAAGTGCGCAGCACTTATCCGGGACCCATGCTTGCGTGGAGAAATCTGGGTCCCGGCGCTTCGGCCGGGATGACAGGTTGAAAGTCTCATGCCGCTTTCGCCTCCGCCCCCAGCAGGGCAAACCGCGCCCGGGCCTGCATCGGGCTGGTCACGAGGGAAACCTCCACAAGGTCCACCTCGACCAGTTCCCGCCCATCCGGGCGCCGTGCATTCCAGAGGCGCGGACGAAACCCGATGGAGAGGCCGCTAAGCCCCTGCGCCACCATCGACCGGGCCGCCACGCCCTCGACGAGACCGCGCACATAGAGCCCGCGCCCATCCTCGATCATCCGCACCCACCGCCCGGCCATCGCGCCGGGCCTGTGCTGCAACAGCATCGGCAATTGCGTGCCCCGCTGCAGGCTGCGCGCGAAGGCGCCCGCCCGCACCACATCTCCGCTCGCATCCGGCACGCCGAACAGCGAGGCATAGCCTTCGATGAGGAGGGGCCTGCGCGTTCGAAGCCCCCCCTCTAACTCCCCCCCTTCAGGGGGGAGAACAGACCGGACATGCCGTTGGCGTTCCTCCCCCTGAAAGGGGGAGGACAGGTGGGGGTCCACCGGACTCCCCCCAGGAAACACACCCCTATTCATC